TCTGTATATTGTATACGGTAGTTGGAAATAAACTGTGTATCATTTATATTAAATTTTCTTTAATCTTTTTTATTAATTGATTTTTTATTTTTGAACCTTTAAAAATATCGTATAGTTTATTTAAATTTCTCTGCTTCCAGGTATTTTTTAATCTTACGCAACTCATTGATAACGATAATAATTCTTCGGTTAAAAAAAACTTTTGTAATTTTACTTTTTCATTAGTTTTAAAATTAACATACATTAAAGGATCACCTTGACCCACTTTAAAATTTGTGTTGCCTTCGTGCAGTTGAAATGCATATTCTAAAGGCCTAAACCACTGTGAGATATCAAATCTTCCAGGAACATAAAATCCTGCATCAGTAACTGGCGTTTTATGCATATACGGATGCATAGATTCTATTTCTAACTCTTCTTCACAAAAAAAGATCCATGCGCCTGCAGATCTTACAGTATAAGCATTTAACAAAGACGGCTGCTTTAAAATAAAATTTCTTTCATTGAATGGTATATTATCGCTAAGATTATTTCTAAGATGATCGGGCAAAACTTCAGCATCTATATTAACAGGGCTGTCAAGCATAAAAAGATTTTTACTACTGTTTACAAAAGCAGGACAATTTAAAAAGTTATCTTGATTATTTTCTTTATTTTGTCTTTTTTGTAAATCTTCAAGTACATTTACTGGTTCAGTAAATCCTAAATACATAGGTTCTAATAAATCTATTCTATCCCACGGCGCCCAATATACTGTTTTCATTTTTTAAATCCAGGCTGTTTATAATATTTTCCAAATCTAATTTTAGGAAAATGTTCACCTATTTCTGCCCATGCATTAAAATCTATTTTTTCAATTTGTAAATCAATTTTCCTTTCTGTTAATGGAAATAAAGATATTAACGGCATTCCGT